GTGCATTTAACTGATTTACAACGCCATCATCACCCTGTTAATGAATGTGTAGTGATGTTTGGCGGTGACATGGTTGAAGGTTTGTTTAATTATCCTGCGCAGTTATGGCAAATAGACGCTTCATTGTTTGGACAGTTCACAACAGTTTCAAGGCTTTGTGTAGATTTTGTTCGCGTCATGTTGGCCAACTTTGAAAAGGTCACAGTGATTGCTGAATGGGGAAATCATGGGCGCATTGGTGGCAAGCGCGCAGAAGTACCTAAGTCTGACAATGTGGACAGAATGGTTTATGAAATGAGCCGCCAAATCCTTGCAGGAGAAAAGCGCTTAACCTGGGAGGATTGCCCTGAGGACATTCAAGAAGTTGAGATTGGTAATTACCGCGCCCTTCTTATGCACGGTGATGAGTTAGGCCGCTCAGGATTTGCAAGCCCTGCGGCATGGATTGCAGGTGCTAACCGTTGGAAAGCGGGCGCACATGACTACGATTTCCATGACATTTTTCTAGGCCATTATCACCGCCACGCACAAGAGCCAATTCAAAAGCACTACAACATTTATTGGACAGGTTCAACAGAGTCAGATAACCGTTATGCCCGTGACTCAATGGCCGCTAGTGGCAGACCGTCACAGCGTTTGCACTTTGTAGATCCAATTAAGGGCAGAACAACAGCCCAGTATCAAGTTTGGTTGGACTAATCCTCATCATCATCTGAATACTCAGTTGTGATTAAACGCATGTTAGAAACATCTACGCCGTGTTCTTCTGCTTTATCCATAGCATCTTTGAAAGTTGTTAAACAGCGGTTGGTTAAATCGCTAACCATGTCAGGGTAAGTTGCTTCACTTCCTAATTCCACGACAAGGCCACCTAAGCGGATTGAGATTTGTGTATAAGCCATGATTTCCCCCTGCCCTAAGTATGCCACCACCGCCCCGCCACGCCGATAAATTACGGGGTGCTTGTGTTTGTCGGTGGCATGGTGTTCAATCCTCCTTACACGGGCTAGTTAGCCCCAAACAGGAAGGCAAGAAGATGGGTACAAAACTGATAGACGCAGAAACAGGCACAACAATTACAGGGCAAATCAAGATGGTTTTTGTTTGCGACTTGTGCGGAAACACAGCCGATTTTTACCACGGCATGACAACCTACGCAAAAATAGTAAGCGAAAAAGTTACAAGTGAAAGTTACTGCTCAGAAATTTGCGCAAGAAAGGCGGTTGCATAATGGCAGGCAACTTTGAAGGTTACGAAACAGCGGCAGAGCGATTAGTGCGAATTCATGCTGATCACAAAGATTTAAGAATTCACGCAAAAATTGTGGAAGTTGTAAGAGATCCTGAAACATTACGCCCTATCCAATACATTGTTGAGAGCCAAATTTATTATGGTGATGTTTTGATGTTTGTTGATGTTGCAGAAGAAATGGTTGGCAGTTCATTTGTAAACAAAACTTCAGCCCTAGAAAACGCATCAACTTCAGCAACAGGACGCGCACTTTCTCTTGCAGGTTATTTGGGAACTGATCCAACTACAAAAAAACCAACGCGCCCATTGCGTCAGGACATGGAAAAAGCACAACGCGTGGAAGCACCACAAGCCAAAGCACCTGCGGCAAAGCGTGAGTACACAAATGATGAATTAGCAAGTGCCGCGGCAGTTTATCAATTAGTAGAAACACAATCAGATGTTGAAGAACTTAAAGCGGCATGGCAATTAAATGCTGATTTGCTTGATGTTGTAATCAATGGGGTTACTTTGCGTGATCACATTTTGGCGCGTAAGGAAGCACTCAATGGATAACAGCGTAATCATTGCAAACAATGCTCAGCGCACATCAATAGCCGCGGCAGAAAAAGTTTTGCCTAGAACTGGATCGCTAAAGCGCAAGGTGTATGAATACATTTTGAAACAGGGATTGCGTGGCGCTACGGATTATGAGATTGAGAAAACATTACAGATAGAGGGCAACACGGTGCGCCCTACACGCATAAGCCTTGTAAAAGAGGGGCACATTATTGACACAGGTACAGTAAGAAAAAACCACCACAACAATGACTGCATAGTTTGGCGCGCAGTAGAGGAAGGAATGATGCTATGAGTAACAAAGAAAATAAATTTGAACCATCAAACGGATTAAAGGTTGCAGTGCATTTCAACATTATTGCAATCCGCGCAGTGGCTCAAGAGTTGGACATGTTCCCTGAAGTTCTTGCTGAAAAATTAGACAGAGCAGGATTTATGCTAACGCCTGATCCTTTCAACATGTCATCAGATGCAGGCAAAGTAATCGTGTTGCAAAACAAACGCGAAAATTCAAACATCAGTTTGGTAAAGGAAACGGCAGATGAATGAAATTATTACGCCCGCAATGGTTGAACAAAAATTACGCGGGCTTTCTAAAGAGGTAGATGACGCGCACAAAAATCTTGTAGAAGTTGAAACGATTTATCACAGCATTAAGGCAGAGTACGAAATTGCTATGGCTAAATCGCGCATGACTTTTGCAACTCAGTCATCACCTACGGGAAAGAACTACACCGTGGGAGAGCGTGAGGACATGGCATTGATCCAAAATGAAGAATTGCACAAAGACTTATCAATTGTTCAAGCCAAAGTTTTAGCCACACGCGCTAATACCAATAGATTAAAGATGCAGGTGGACATTGCCCGCTCAGTTGGCACATCAGTGCGAACCAGTATGGATCTCACATGATTGTATTTATAGCATGTGCAGTGGGATTGGTTGCAGGTTATTGGCTTTACCCGTTGCGCATGGCATGGAAGTTATACAGGATCAGCAAGCAATTAAAGCAATTAGAACTAGATCACATGAAGATGATGGAAGATTTGCGCGGCCCACAATGGAATGAGGATAATTTGTGATTGATTTACAAAACATGGTGGTCAAAACCCTTGTTGCAAATGACAACGCTAGGGCAAGATCAAAACAAACAGCCATTGGGCCATCTGCAATTGGCGGGTGTCAGCGCAGGCTTTGGCATGACATAGCCCAAACAGCACCAACAAATGTTGGCGATAAGTTGGGCGCAATTTTGGGAACTTACATTCACAGCGGTATTGAAGATGCCATACGCCGTGAAGATCCATTTGGCGTTCAGTATGAATTAGAAATTGCCGTAGAAGCGAATGGTGTTCCTGGCCATGTAGATTGCTATGACAAAATCAACCACACCGTAATTGATTGGAAAACAATCAAAAAAGGCAGTGGGCGTTATTTTGGTGGCAACAATAGGCAACAAGTTTGGCAAATTCATTTGTACGGTTATTTGCTTACACAAAATGGTTACACGGTAAAAGATGTAGCACTTGTTGGTATTCCGCGTGATGGAAAAATGTCGGACATTTTGGTTTACATGCAACCTTATGATGAAGAAATTGCATTACAAGCGTTTGCGCATTTAGAAAAGACAAGGGAAATGGTTGATTTACAAATCAAACCTTCTCCTGAAAAACCCCTGGCTTTTTGCGCAGACTTCTGCCCATACTACGATCCGACAGGAGAAGAAGGTTGCCCAAGTATTCAGAAGTAAAATGGGAAAAGGCAGAGTGCAGGCGTTTAGAAATTTACACAGATCTTTTTTATGACATAGAAGAAGAAAGATCTGTAAACGCTTATGATCACATTAACGCGGTGCGGGCTATTTGCCTCTCTTGCCCTATTTGGAAAGATTGTCTAACCTACGCGTTCCAAAATGAAAATTACGGAATGTGGGGCGGAATGACTAGCCAGGAAAGAGCAAGCATTGATGCACCATTGAAGTATCCCAATCAACGCATTAGAGGTTTGCAAGCGTTGAGAGAAAATGGAATTACATTAGAAGAAATTAAAGAATGTAAGAGGAAGGCAAAATGACCTGGATCAAATTAGATGACACCTTGCCAAATAATCCTAAGATCCTGCCGTTAGGTGACAAGGCGTTCAGGCTTTACATTGAAGGATTGTGTTACGCCAACCAATACCTGACTGATGGTTTTCTAGCGCAGGCTGTAATCAATCGTTTAGATAACGGCAACGCATACCAAGAACTTGTTGATGCAGGGCTTTGGATTACAGTGGAAGCAGGTGCGCAGATCCACGATTATTGCGAGCATCAGACAAGCCGCAAGACGGTGGAGGAAAAGCGTGAGCAGGTTCGCAATCGTGTAACGCGTTACAGAGAAAAAAATAACGCTCATGTAACGCCCTCAGAAACAGAAACAGAAACAGAAACAGAAACAGAAACAGATAAAAGAAAGAAAGAATTATTTGATCAATTTTGGGCTATTTATCCTTTGAAGATTGGAAAAGAAAAAGCCCGTAAATCTTTTTACACACGGATCAAGGAGACTGATCCTGAAGTAATCATTAAAGGCGCTCAGAGGTACTTATCAGACCCTAATAGGACTAAGACCTTTACCGCATACCCTGCAACCTGGTTAAACGGTCACAGGTGGCTTGATGAGGCTTTACCGCCATTAGACGCAAGCGCAGAAATCCAACAGAAAAAATTACAGGAAGCAAGAAGCAAGACAGATAAAGAGCGAGAGGAAGCGGCGGCATGGTTCAGGGAGCAAGAAGAACAAAGATCACGCGCAGTTCCACCACCCGCAGAACTCAGAGAACTTTTGAGAAAGAGTTTTACAAAATAACTCAAACATTAACCGTAACTGTTACACTTGATGTAACCATTACAGGAGGAACTATGACTAAGCAATTGGTTAATCCCGCAGTTGTGCAACCAGGAGATCATGTATTAGCAAAAGGCCATGATTTAATGGTGAAATACATACAAGGCCCTGATCACAGTGGCGTTTATGATTTTCATGGCGTCAATGAAACTGGCGCAGATCAAATTGCAACAGCGCAGGATCTCATTACACTTCTTAGGTGATTACTTTTCAGGTAGATGGCCAACCAGTTCCGCAAGGATCTATGAAAGTCATCAACGGGCATGTCATTCATGCCAAAGGTTCAGAACTGGCCGCGTGGCGTTCTGCCATTGCTTTGCGGGCTAGAGAGGCAGGGGCAAAGCCTCACCTTGAGCCAGTAGAAATAGACATGATTTTTACAATGGCCCGCCCAAAGACCGTAAACCGCCCTGAGCCGTCAGTAGCCCCTGACCTGGATAAATTGGTCAGAGCGGTGCTAGACGGCCTTACAGCCATTGCCTACCGTGATGATGGGCAGGTTGTACGCCTGACCGCGGCAAAGCAGTATGGGATCAATCCTGGGCTTTGGGTTCAAATGTGGGCCAAAATGCCTGCTTAAAATGTGACAGACACCACAAAAAAAGTTTGGAAAAAAGTGCCAAAAACACTTGACAAGCGTAGATCCATGCCGTAATTTATTTCTTGTAAGGGAGAAAGTCTCCCAAAGGAAGAAGGCAAAAAATGGGTGAAGTAGTAACAGGTTTCAACCGCCGCGCAAATGTTGAATACCGCGCTTTTGACAGCATCAATCTTTTTGGCGAGAAGTACCAGGCAAAGCAAAACAATACAGTTGGCCATTCATTCACAGCATGCGTTTTTTGCGGACGCGACACATCAAAGCAAGGCAAATCTCAAGGCGCTTATGTTGGCGCTGGTGGCGCTTTGATCGTTCACCCTGATGATTATTACACCCTGGCAATTGACGGCGGTGACATGGGCTGGTTTCCAATTGGAACTGAGTGCATCAAGGAAGTACCTGCGGAATTCCGTACAGGCAATCCTTATGAAAACAAGGCGGCGGGGGTTTAATACCCCCGCAACACGCCAAAAATAATTGGCAAAATGTTTGACAAACTTATTAGGAAAGTGTAATTTATTACTCACAAGGGCAAAAGCCCCCAAACAGAAAGAAGGCAAATAAATGTTAGACATGGACATGACACCCGCACAAAAAGCCGCTCGCACACGCGCTATTAACAAAGCATGGGCTGAGTATGACGAATTTACCAAGCCATCAAAAGATGCGTATTACGCTTTTGCAGAAACTCTTTACCCTGAACGCAATCGCATTATTGATGAAGCAGAAGCAGAAAGAGATCGCATTATTGCTGAAGCAAATGCAAAGTGCCAAGAAATTCATGATGCTGAAATGGCTAAGTTTAATAAGGCTATGGAAGTTCTCAATGCACAAATGCAGGCAAAAATTTCAGAAGGTTATGACATTTTGAAGGCAAAAACAGATCATTACAATCAGGAGGCAAACTAATTATGACGACAACAATTAGTGGCAATGTAACAATCAACGGCAAAGCCATGTGGACAGTTAAAAGTTTTACAACAAGCGGAGATGTTGTTATTTACCGTTATGTTGAAACAAAAAATTCACGCCGCATGATTACACGCAGTATCTCTCCACTAAAGTTAAAGAAGTGGGGAAACCAATAATGACTGCACCTGTTGGTTGGAAGCCAATGCCCGCGGAATGGGCAAAGTTGTTAATTGTTTGTAACGCTTGCGAAGGGCATGCTTTGCGCTCATGGGCTAAACAAGGTGAGCAAGGAATTCTTTGCGCGCGCTGTCACCCAAAAACAGATGGTTATTTGACACTACCAAGATTAGGAGAGGCAAACTAATGGCACTATCAATTAAAGATTTACAAATTATCAATCAAGCGCTTGCTCAGTATGAAGCAATACTAGAAGATGGCCCAGGTAATCCTGCTTATGATTATCACAAAAAAATGTATGGCAATCCTGAAAAAACTATAGAAGCAACGCGCACCCGTGTGTGGAAAGAAACCAACAAACGCGAAAGGACATGCGTGTGAAGTTTAAGGTAGAGATAACGGTGGAGTTTAATGATTTTGTAATTCCACCAAATAAAAGTCAGTCAATGATCAATGCTATGCAACGCGAACAAGCGGTGTGTGCAATTTATGAAAAGTTGGCTGACATGAAACCACAGATCCACAATGTCTATAAGCAACGATCCTAGTTGCGTATGGTGCGGAACTTTTGGATCACCCGCTAATTTTGTAATTGTCCACCAACAAGAAGATGGCAGTCTGTTATGTGAGTGCGAATGGTGCGCAGGTCACGAATACTTTAGGAGGAAGGCAAGCAATGGAAAACGCTAGATTGACACGCAGAGGCAAGATTGTTTTGGGAATTGTTGTAGCCGTAATTGTTTACTGGCTGTATGACATAACCACCCCTGATCAATGCAAAGTGGCTATTGAGAACATGTCACAGTGGTGCAAAGATTTGAGATACCCATGACACCTGAAGAAGTAATTAAAAACATTTTAGATCCACTTGAAAAAGAAATTACAACTTGGATTGAAAGCCCGTATGTAGATCAAATGCTTCACACATCTGAAAACCGTGAGCGTTACATTGGGTTTTTAGAAGGTATGCGATTAAGCAGAGCAAATGTAATTCAAGCAATTAAAAACCTTACACCTCAGGAGGAAGAAGAATGATGCTCATTACAGGCGTAATTATTATGACCCTTTTGGGCGTTGTAATCTCTGAAATTTGCTATAAAATAGAGCAGTCCTAAAAATAACCTGAAAGGGGTAAAGAAATGGACAGTTTAATTAATCGTTGTTTGTGCGGTAGTTGGGTTTACGGTAACGCCGCTTGCGAAGTGTGCAGAAAGTTGGCGAACGGCTAAAGCCTGAAGCGTTTTACACAAATCCTTTTAAGCGCCGCATTAGCGGTAGGAATTGTGTTTGCTTCACCATCTGCGGCTCAAGCACCAAAGTTAGAGTTGCACCAAATGCCGCCTAAGTTGATGGCATTTGAAATGGTGAAGAAAAATTACGCTGATCACAAAAAACAGTATGCTTGCCTAGATCAGTTGATCACAAAAGAAAGCGGCTGGCGCGTAAATGCGCTCAACCGTTCTTCAGGCGCGTTTGGGTTATTTCAATTTTTACCTAGCACATGGGCTAATTACAAATACCCGCACAAACCTAAAGATGCTTACACGCAAATCAAGGCTGGTTTGCGCTATGTTTACAAGCGTTACAACACACCCTGCGGGGCGTGGGAGTTTTGGAAAAAGCAGGCTGGCCCTGACTTACATGGAGGTTGGTATTGATGAGTACAGCATCACCATTTGGCCTGCCATTACGCGTTGATCTTCCTACGGTAGATCCTACTGAATGGGAAGATGAAGAAGAAGATGGCGATTGATAAGAAGGTTGTTGCTACCGTAATTAACAGGGCTAATGGCTATTGTGAAGTCTGCGGTGGCCCTGGCTTGCCTGAAAACATGGCCCTACATCACCGCAAACTCAAATCAAGGGGCGGCAAAGACACTGTTTCTAATCTCATCTTGATCCATCACGGTTGCCATAATCTAAAAACCGATAGTATTCACCTCAAGCCTGCAAGCGCAGAGCAAAAAGGTTGGATTGTGCCTTCTTACAAAGAGCCACATGAATTTCCTTTTGTGAAGCCTGATGGTTCAATTGTATTACTACAAAATGACGGCACTGAAGCCGTAATGATGGAAGGTGACTGATGCACATAAGCGTTAAAGGTAATTTAGGCAGTGACCCTGACCTAAAGTTTTCAAAGAACAACACAGCGTATTGTAATTTTTCATTGGCGTACACCCCGCGAAAGCAAATAAACGGTGAATGGAAAGATGGAGAAGTTACATGGTTTAGAGTAATTGCGTTTGGAACAAAGGCTGAAGCAATTGCAGATACTTTTAGAAAAGGTGACAGTGTTCTAGTTGTTGGCGATTTAGAACAAAAAACTTACACCGACAAAGAAGGCAATGAAAAAACAACAATGGAGATTGCCGCTAAGGAAGTTGGTTTAGTGCCACGCCTGGGTAAACCAAAATCACAACAATTTGCAACTAAGGAGGCATCACCGTGGTAGATGATCTAATGAGCGCGTCTGAAGTTTGCGAGCGTTTAGGAATTACATTAAACAACTTGCGACAGATCCAACACCGTAAGACTCTGACATGGGTGCAGAAGTCAGGGCGTAATGTGTTCTACACAAAAGCAGATGTTGAAAACTACTTTTCAAAGCGCCAGGAGCGTAATCAAGGCTAACATCTTCATGTGATCGTCATTGAAGAAGAAGTAACGCTGGAACAGATAGATGAATGTCTGAGCCATGTTTACGCAATGCTCAAAACTGACGAATACGGAAACCGCATGGATTGGCGCAAAAAAGAAATGCTGACAGAACAGTTAGATGAATTGCTTGATGCGCGTTTGAATTTAGTTAGAACAGGTAAGCCATGACAGAAGAAGAAAAGATGGAAGCCTTGTTAGACGAAATACTGAGCAAGCACCCAAAGGAATGTACCCATGAACAATGCACCTGTTGATGGCGTAATGCTTTTTATAGTCCTAAGCCTGTTCATAGCAGTAGTTGCAATGGCGCTAGGAGTCCGATAAGTTACGGCTACCTGATCCCCACCGTGGGGATTGAGTGCTGGACACAACCCACATTCTGATGAGTGTGGGTTTTGTTCTTTCAACTTGCAAGAAACTTTTTGAAACATTAACATCAACACATTATGGTAGAAATTACGCAAGAGTTAGTAGAAAAAGAAACAACCATAATTGAGTTGCGCCATGAAGGTTATGTGTGGCGTGAGATAGCAACTATGGTGGACATGAGCATTGCAGGAGTCGTTAAGGCTTACAAGCGAGCGCTCATGCGTCACCCTGTTGCGGCTATTGAAGAACACCGTGAGTTGGAATTAGATCGCCTGGACACTTTACAGCGCACCTATTGGCAACCTGCGGTGGCTGGCAATCTCAGAGCGGCAGATTTTGTTTTACGCGTAATTGATAAACGCGCAAAGTTATTAGGACTAGACGCGCCAATAAAGGTTCAAGCAGAGGTGGTTACTTATGACGGATCAGACCTGGACGCAGAAGTTGAGCGAGTCGCAAGACTCATTGAAGCAGGAACAATCTCAGCCGCAACTGACATTCCAACCATCACTGAACTCACGGATCAAGGCAAGCCGTTGGGTGTGGAAGAACAAACTGGCGCGGAGGGAACAACTACCGCCTGAAGGTGATTGGAACATTTGGCTTGCAATGGCAGGCCGTGGATTTGGCAAAACAAGATTAGGCGCAGAGGAAATTGCCTGGCAAGCAATCATTCAACCCGCTACCCGTTGGGCTGTTGTTGCTCCTACATTCTCAGATGCAAGAGACACATGTGCAGAGGGTGAGTCAGGCATTGTTGCCATACTTCAGCGGTATCACATGATGGAGAACTACAACCGCTCCATTGGTGAGATCCTGCTCAAGAACGGTAGCCGCATAAAACTATTTTCCGCAGATAACCCTGAGCGTTTCCGTGGCCCACAACATCATGGCGCTTGGTGTGATGAGTTAGGTGCATGGCGTTATCAAGATGCCTGGGATCAGTTGCAATTTGGCCTACGCCTGGGTAAAAAGCCACGGGTTATTGTTACCACTACACCGCGCTCTACAACCCTGTTACGCATGCTTGCAGGCCGTACAGATGGCTCTGTAGTCATTACCAGGGGAAGCACATTTGATAACGCGGCAAACCTAGCCCCTAGCGCATTGATGGAGTTACAAGCCCGTTACAACGGAACACGATTAGGCCGCCAGGAACTTTATGGAGAAATCCTTGATGATGTTGAAGGCGCATTGTGGACTAGAGGCTTGATTGACCGTAGCCGCATTGAGAAAGCACCACCTATGGCAAGGATTGTTGTAAGCGTTGATCCTGCGGTAACTAATAGCGAGCGCTCAGACGAAACAGGAATTATTGTGTGCGGATCTACCTCAGATGGACAGGGTTATGTCCTGGGAGATTACTCATTTAGAGGTTCACCGTTGCAATGGGCTACAAAGACTGTAGAACTATTTGATGCTTACAAAGCAGATGCAGTGTTGGTTGAAGTAAACCAGGGCGGTGACATGGTGGGCGCAGTGCTAAAGCAAGTACGGCCAACATTACCAATCAGAGAAATCAGAGCGCATGTTGGTAAGAAATTAAGAGCAGAGCCAGTAGCGGCAATGTATGAGCAGGGCCGTATTCACCACATTGGGGAATTCCCTGAATTAGAAGATCAGATGTGTACCTGGACTGTTGATGAACCAAACTCACCTGACCGCATTGATGCAATGGTGCAGGGTTTTAGTGATCTATTAGGAAAGGTTACGGTTAGTAATTACTTTAACGCTATTGCTAATCATTGCCCTAAGTGTGGCTTGCCTATGCCTAAATCATTTACACATTGTTCAGCATGTAATACCGCTATGATTGCCCCAAAGTCTGAGGTGGCACAAGGAGCATAATGGCTGACAATTACAACACAATAATTGATCAAGGCTCTGATTGGTTTCGCAATTTCTTGTACACACAGCCTGCAACGATTACAAATGCAGTAGGCAATGGCACAACTGTTACATACACCGCAGAAAACGGATTTAGCGCAGGACAGACTGTTTACATTGAAGGCATTTTGCCTAGCCAGTACAACTTAGGAAATGTAACAATTGCTACACGCACCTCAACACAATTTACAGTTACAAATGCGGCACAAGGTTTGTACATTCAAGGCGGAGACGCATTAAGCGCAGTGGACATTACTGGCTACACAGCCCGCATGCAGTTGCGCTCGCTACCTAATGACACTATTGCAGTTTTAACACTTACAGAGACAAGTGGCATTACAATTGATGGGCCTAGCGGAACTCTTGCAGTTCGCGCAACAGCGGCACAAACAGCGGCAATAATTGCAGGCCCTTATTATTATGATTTAGAGATAACATCACCTACTGGTGTGAGAACACGGCTTGTTCAAGGTGAATTAAATGTAAATGCAGAGGTGACAAGATGACATACAACCCAAACAGTTTCCTTAACAATCCAAATCCTGTTGGAACTCCCAATGTCATTGTTGTAACACCTGGCCCAATGGGGCAACAGGGCGCACAAGGTATTCAAGGGCCTTCAGGTAACTTCTCTGCTCAAGGTGTTCAAGGTACACAAGGTTTACAAGGTGGCGGATTTAACCAGGCACAAGGCACACAAGGTATTGCAGGACCGCAGGGTATTACTGGTGTTCAGGGCGCGCTTGGTGTGCAGGGTTCTATTGGCGCGCAAGGAATTACTGGATCGCAAGGATTAACTGGTGTTCAAGGCAACACTGGTTTGCAAGGTGTTACAGGTCAGGGAATTCAAGGTATTCAAGGCAACACAGGTATTCAAGGTTCATTTGGTGTGCAAGGATCTGTTGGCCCACAAGGAATTATTGGTGCGCAGGGTGTTGAAGGTGTACAAGGATTTACTGGAACGCAAGGATCTACTGGAACTCAAGGATTTACAGGATCGCAAGGAACAATTGGTGCGCAGGGTGCAACTGGCGTTCAAGGTTTAATTGGTGTTCAAGGATCAATTGGCGCACAAGGCGTAAATGGCTCTAATGGTGTTCAGGGTGCAACAGGTTCACAGGGCGCAATAGGAATTCAAGGAACTACTGGAACTCAAGGTGTTCAAGGTGTGCTTGGTAATGTTGGAAATCCTGGAACACAGGGAACAACAGGATCTCAGGGTTTAATTGGTTCGCAAGGAGATACAGGTTCACAAGGCGCAACAGGTACGCAGGGTGTGCAAGGAACTATTGGTGTACAAGGTATAACAGGTTCTCAAGGTGTTCAGGGCGTACAAGGCCATGACGGAATTCAAGGAATTGTTGGAGCGCAAGGATCTACGGGCGCGCAAGGTACGCAAGGAATTCAGGGCAATGATGGTATTCAGGGTGTAACTGGAACTCAGGGCGCAACAGGATCACAAGGATTAACTGGCGTACAAGGTGTTACAGGTTCTCAAGGATTAGATGGAATTCAGGGAACTGTTGGAGCGCAGGGAACACAGGGCGTACAGGGAACTATTGGTAGCCAGGGTGTTCAAGGTTTAGATGGTATTCAAGGTGTTCAAGGTAACACTGGTGCAAGCGGTACTTCATCATCTATTTTTGAATACCAGGCAAGAGCAAACTCACAAACACCACCACCTAATAATGCTCAAGTTATGTGGGATAACGCAGTACAAATTCTTTCAACAAACATTTATGTATCTCATTTAACAACTAGAGGTGAGGACATAGATTTATTTTTAGCGAACATTAAAAATGGTGACATTTTTTTCATTCAAGATAAAAATAACTCTAATAATTATCAAGAATGGGAAGTAAACGGCACACCTACATCTGTTCCTAACAGTTACTTTACTTTCCCTGTAACGC